TCACCTGGCAAGAAGTCATCACTTGGTTTTGCGATATAAAAAATAACCGGTGTGCGCATTTCGCCACCAGTTACTACTTGTCTACGTTGTTGTGCCATCTTCTGGCACCTCCATATTGACTATTTGAAATTGGACAATGCTCGATAAAAAGTTATCGTGAAATTCTTCTAATTTATCATTGAATACATATCTTGTACGTTCATAGACTAATTCACGACCAAGCGAAATATCTTTCATTGAAAAATTACCGCATTTCCGTTTTATATCTTCATACGACATTTCTAAATCACGTTTTATGCGTTCATCTTCCATATCATAAAAAATACGATTACGTGCTTTAAATTCTTCAACATGTTCTGAAGTAATCATTTACATCACTTCTTTTCTTTGATTCGTTCTAAAAAAGGACCGTCAAAACCATTTGCTTTTAAAATTTCTTCAACTTCATCAGCACGTTTGACAGTCATTTCTACTTTTTCGTTCTTTTTTAATTTTTTATCTAATTGCTTATCTTTATAAGCTTTTAGCACTTTATACTCTGCCATTTATAAAACCTCCTTATTATGCTTCTGGTGTAGCTGATGCATTATCAGTAGAACCTAAACTTGAAAAGTCTACATCATATACGAATGAAGTTTTATTATCGTCAGGCTCTGCATATAAGAATTGTTTTGCAGTATAAAGATCCATATCTTCTAATGCTAATGTTTGGTCGAATTCACGTACAATTACTTCGCTTCCAGCATAGAAATTATAACGTGTTTTATCAAATGCTATTGCTTTACCAGCAGGTACAAATTCAGATTGCTCAAACGTCACGTTAAATGGAACCGGACTTACAAATTGGCCATTATGCAATTGCATGAATGCAATACCAGTGTAGATATAGTCTGCAGGGTTTAACGCAATAATAACGTTATTTAATACGCTAGCACCTTTAGAACGTTTAACATTACCGTCTTTATCATAGTATTCTTTAATTGATAAGTTTTTGATAATGTTACCAATTTCTTTAATTGATGTTTCTGCATCAGCTAATGTTAATGTGCCTGCAGAAGTTTTTTCTGATACCGCACCGTTTGTACGATTAATTTCATTCATTAATCCTACTGGTTGGTTTTTAGCAGCACCTAAACCTTGAATAGCAGTTTTTTCAATTGCTACTGCGAAAGCTTCTTTGATTTGTGCACGTACATAACGGTCAACCCATTGCACACCTGCATCTTTTAAATCTTTCGGTACTACAACAAATGCAGTTGCTTTACCTAAAGTCACGTCTTGTTCAAAGAATGAAGTCTCTAATTGACCTTTAATTTCTGAGAATACTGGACCCCAAACAACTTGACCTTCTGGGACTGAACGAATCACACGTGCACGTAATCCAGTACGTTGAATTGTGATATGTTTCAATAATGGGTGTTCTGACTCAATATCTTCAAAGATACGGTCGATAACTGTTTCTGGTAATAATTCTCCATCTTTCCAATTTGTATCAGTATTAACATGATCTTCAGAAACTAACGCGTTATAGAATTTCTTTTCTTCGTTAGTTAAACGATTGACTTTGCGTGCATTTAACACTGCATTGTCACCTTGTTCATTTTGCATATCCTTACGAATAGCATTAGCTAAATCTTCACTATACGCGTTCATGTATTCTGTATACTTTTCCTTTACTTGCTCATCCGATGCATTCGGGCTCATATTTGAAAATTGCTTTAATAGTTGTTGAGAGTTTTCAAATTGCTCTCTGTTTTCTAAATCGATTGCCATAATTTTCATTCTCCTTTTATTGTTTATTTCGTTTGCATATTAAATAATCTTGCAAAACTGTTTTGAGGTGGTGCTTGTGACTGAGGGTCATTTTCTTTGTTATCGTCTTCTTTACCTTCTACTTTTTCACGTACAGCTTTAACATCTGATTTAATTTCCTGTAATATCGCCATTACGTCATCTGCTGTTGGTGCTTCAGTTTGCTCTGTATCTTCGTTACGATATTTGCTCATGAAATGCTCACCTCCCATCATTGGCATATTTTTAAAATGTGCTTCCATCTCTGGTGAGATTTTAGCAGCTGCTTTATTTGCATCTGTGATTTCGTCAATCAATCCAAGTTCTAAACATTCATCGCTAGTTAACCATGTTTCTTTGGACATCATATCCTTAAGAAGCGCATGGTCAATGTCAGGATTTTTTGATATATAACTGTTGAATACTGTTGTGTTGATTTTCTCTAAATCGTCTGCAAACTTACGCATTTCTGAATGGTTACCCATGAATGGTGCCCAAACTTCATGTATCATCAACATACTGTTAGAAGCCATTTTTACTGTGTCTGCAGCAACTGCTATGACTGAAGCTATTGAAGCAGCAACACCACTTACATTCACCGTTACATGAGCGGGGTGGTTGGATATTTGATTAGCGATATTGATTCCAGAAAATACGGAACCTCCTGGCGAATTAATCGTAATTTCAATTTCTTCAACTTCACCAAATTCATTCAAAGCATCCCTGAATGATACAGCACTTGTTTCAGAATCCATTAACTTATCATCAACAATCTCACCATATATATCCATTACCGCTTTTTTATCTGATTCTTTTTTAGCATTGAAGAATCCTTTGGTGCGGTCTATTTTCATCATCTCACCCCCTTTCACAGCATAATAAAAAGCACGCTCTATTGAGCATGCTTTAAGTATTCACCAAACTGTTCTTTTGTATTGTTTTTATATCCGTTCGTTTAAATCTTCTTTCTTAACGTAGTTCTTAGTTACCATAAACTTATCCATTTCTTCATCTTCAACGCGAGGGTAATTAAACATATCTCTAATCTCGTTTGGTGCAAAACTTCCGCTAGCCACTAACTTGTCTATAGCTTCTGCTTTTTCTATCGGATCGTATACATCAATCGAAATCGCTTTGATTCGTTTACCTTCTTTATAGCCACGTTCACTAAACAACTTAGCGTTTAATTCATCCGTAATCTTTTCAATGATTGGTTTGATGCAGAACTTCATGTAATTATCAGTCATAGCTTCAATATCGGCTGTTTCTCCATTTATCAAACCTACTGGTATTGCCAAATTTCTCGCTACGTAACTCAACAGTTGGTTAGGCACTTTTGCTAAATCATCAATCTGTGATGATGTTTTCGACCCATTGCTGTTAGAATGTTCCTTGTATGAATATCCTTTTTGCATTGGTACAACTGCTACATCATTTTTGCTAAATGCTTCATATGTCTTATTAATAAACCTTTGCATACTTTCATTTGATGCTTCGTTTAATGCTAGCGAAGCATCCATTTCAACTGTCCCTCTAATTTGATTACTCATCATATTGTAAGTAAGAACACGACCAAAAATATCGCCGTAATCTTTAAATAAGCCCATTAGCATATTTGTGATTGATTCATTGTTGTATTCTAAATAAATAACTTCACTCATTTTGAAATTTCTTTCAAATTCAAACTCACCTAGCATCACATTTTTAAAAATATCATCATATAAAGCATATTCTTCACGTACAAAATCATCGGCAATGATTAAATCTTTAGAATCTGTAACCACAATCAAAACTTCATTATCATAAATTAGTTTGCGAATAACTTTTTGCCAAAATGTAGCAGCGCTTTCATCTGTGTTAGGTCTAACATTTAATTTATAATGCGTTGTAGACGAATTATCTTTACTATCCCCATCTATAATTTCAAATTTTGTTTGGCTTATTGTTCTAGCAATATGATTGATACATGTGTCTAATGCCCAACGCTTTATGTAGGCTTTGTTTGAAGTTTCTCTTACCAATTCTAAATCGTACGAAAACTCAATTGCTGAATTTCTACCCATTATTTTGTCGAAAATACTCAAATTCTCACCTCCTAGAAATCGATGTCAGCCATTATGAAGTGTTCTTCATCTTTTAAATATGTGTCCGCTATCCACAAAGCATGTATAAAAGCTTGAAAGCCGTCCGTTTTACGTCTGACTTCATCTTTTTTCTCGTAAATCTTATTACCATCTTTTTTTACAGTGACTTGTACATTATTTGTGTACCATCGCATCAACGGATTATCTCCATATACGATTTTATGTTGACTAAATAACGTTTCAACACGTGGTGCTAAGATAGATTGGATTGATTTTGGATTTCTAACATATATAAATTGGAAGCCCTCTTTTTCAAGTTGTTGTTTTACAATATCTAATCTATACATATCTGCGCATATTACAGTCAGATTGTATTTTTCTCTCATTTCTTTAAACCAATCTACAATGTGATGAATATCAATAACTGGCTCATCAAGAATTGTTAATAATCCTTTTTCTTCCCATTCATGTATTGGAGCTTTCAATCTTACATTTTCTAAAAATCCTTTTCTTACAAATGAATGTGATTTCCAAATGTACTCGTCACCTTCTTTAAACAACAGTCCGACACTAGCAAAATCTCGAATGTCTGCAAAATCTAAACCACCAACACATGTGTGGTTATCTAATGGAGGTATCCGTTTATTTGTTGCTAATATATCTTCCCATTGAGCAATAGAAAGTGATAAATCAACTTCAGGTAAATTCATTCTTTTAGTCATGAATTCAGGTCTGTTTGAAGGGTTGTTTGGTAGTTGCTTATATTGAATTAACACTTTTCTAAAAAGACCTTTTGCATATTCAGTACGTGGCTCACAAAACATCGGATTAGCTTTCTCCCACATTTCTTTGTCGTCTACTTCTTTAGTGTCATCTAATCTGCAAATGAACGGAAACATCGGATCGTCCAATTCTTCACCTTTTAAAATTTCCATTGAACGTTCTTTCATCTTGTCGATAAAACCATCTCGAACAAATCCGTCTGTACTGATAAAAAATTCTCTTGGATGTTTAACTTTACCTAAACCAGAACTAAATACGTTTACTGTGTCCCAATTTTCATATGCTGCAACCTCATCATATATAACACAACCATCACGCAATCCATCTTTTGTGCTTGCGTTTGAAGTACGATATTTAATGTATGACCCTGTATCGTATGCAGTGATGTGTGCTTTACGATTGTCAAAAACATCATCCAACTCATTCTCTTTAATACAGTTAAAAATTTCTTCGAATGAAGTTTTTGCTTGTTCCTCTGATGTTGCAACAACAGAAATGTTATAGTGATTTATGCCGTGCAAACCACTAATGAAATAATGACTAAGTCCACTGATTAAACCATTTTTTCCAGCACCTCTTGCCATCATAATAAAAAATTGCTCATAAAAAAGCGCGTCATCTTCTTTGTATTTCAAGAAAATAAACGCTATCAGGAATTTTTGAAAACTATTTAATTTAAAATAATACTTCTCGATGAAACTAATACAATTTCTTATATGTGTTTCATCAAAGTAAATATCATCTCTGTTAAATACGTGTTTTTTAAGATGTTCGACCAACATACTTCGTTCTTTATTAAATTTAATATAACCTTTTTGCCACTGTTCAATGTATTGTTGCACTTCATCTACTATCTTCATAATAAATCACTCGACGTTCTTCTTTTTTTGTTATCTTCTTCTTTGTTTTCTTTAGGTAGTAAATCAGATAATTGTTTAATTACCCTTTGGTAAGATTGATCTCTCGTCGTATACAATCTAGCGACTGGACGTTCTCTTTCATATGGTGGAGCTTTATCAGTTTGTTGAAACATTGCGTATTCTCCGTTTTCTTGTATATCATCCCACATATAATCGAGCATTATTCTTAATCTTGCAGCTTGAATTATCAATCCTTCTGCGACTTTTAATTTATCTTCAGGAATATCTTTATATATATCGAGCAATCGCTTGCGTTCTTTAATTACTTGCTTATTATTGTCGCTAATTTTCATTATTTCACCTCATTTCGCGCCAATATACCTCAGGGGGTTATGTAATGTCATGTTTTTTCAGTTAAGCAATCGAAACCTTCTTCGCCGTTTCTTCCTCACATGGACAAAGTCGATTTGTTTCCACCCGGGGAGGACAAATATATTCGATTTTGTATTCACGAAAAACACAATCACCACATTTCATCTCCGTCCCACTTACTTGGCTTGCGATTCCACCGATTATAACTTCGATTGTGTTTACGGTTATGACAAGATACGCACAACGTAACCAAATTGTCCATGTCGTACGCTAGATTTGGATGTGTATCTAATTCTTTTATATGATCTACATCTAATGATTTATGTTTACTCTTATCAATAGTTGTCACTTTACCTTGTGCCTTGCAATGTTGGCATTCATAGTTATCTCTTTTCAGCACCTGCAACCTTGTATCACGCCATGCTTTAGACTTATAGAAACGCATTGTCTCTTTATCAACAACTCGATCGCTTGCTGGTTTATTATCATGCCTTGCATACCAATCATGTATAACTTGTTCAACCTCATGTGCATCATGTCTGTCTGTTTCATACAAACGTTTGAGACAAGTATTTATATCTACATCCATCTTGATATACTTTGCATCAATTGATAATGTCTTGAGTCTGTTGAGTATTACTTTAGACAAGAATGTTGTAATGATATACATAGTACCTCTGTCATTCCACTTGGCGTAATCTATCATGCTATCTCTTATGGTAAGTAGTAGTTCATGTGCGTTGTCATTGTATTGTTGATAGTCACTGTTAGTGACGGTCTTTGCTAATGCATCATAGTCATATACAATATCTTTATTAGTTAACTGCTCATTAACGTATGTTGTCTTACCACTCATGGGTGCGCCATACACAATAACAAGTTTCACATTACTTACCTCCATATAAAGAAAGACACACCACTTAGTGATGTGCCTACTTATAATATAGTATTGTTATTTATAATAAGTCACTGGAACTTATCGTATATCGATATTATATACCACACCTATGTACAGTACATAATAGTGTGTAATCTGTGCAAAGTGTGCAATATGTGCAGACTTATTGGTGCTTCATGTATGTGTCTACTATCTTATCTATACGACTGTATATACTTCTTCTACTAATACTTAATAGTCTTTCTATAGTCTTAATAGTCTCTCCCTGCTTAAGTAGTTGTAATATGTGGTAGTTCTTATCATTAGTGATATAACACTCTAGCTTATCTACAAAGCCTATCTCTTCTATAAGCTTCTGTGAGTGTCTCTTGTCCTTATCATTACGTATCACTCTAACTAACACCTTATCTCCTGTCTGCCCTTGTCCTTTCGGCATTGCTGCCTCTATACCATACTGTCCTGTTGAGGTACTGTCATACTCGTATACCTTATGTTCTAGCAAGTTAACACGCCAATGATAGCCTGTAATTAATTGTCTTACTTCTGATTCACTGTACATCTAATACCTCCAGTTACTTCATACGTTTATCTAACTCATCTTTAATCTTGCGTATATCTTCATCGTCCAGCTCTCTCTTAGGCAGGTCCTTTTCAAATATCGTGTATAGCAGATAGCCGACTTCATATTCTAACGCTTTTATCTTTGCGTCTTTGATGGCATTGTATATAAGCGTGAGTATCGCAATACAACCTAACACGATTGTTGTTATTATCCACATCATTCATCAACCTCATAATCTTTAGGTACCATATCTTTCGCTTGCATACGGCAAATGATTTCGTACGTGATCTCTTTACTCAGTTCATAGAGTGCAAGTGTTAATAATAGTTTGAGTATTTGTTTCATTGGTTGTCCTCCTTATGTTTTACTTTCTCTTTCGCATCTTCCTTATTCTCTGCGTCCACTACAATGAATTCTTCATTCTCCTTAGCTCTGGTTACATCAAAGAACACTTCACCTGTTGTGTGGGTTGTTTTGCGTACTAGGAATTGTGTCATTTGCTTAGCACTTCCTTAACGTTAGACGTATAATCACCTGTATCACGATTCATAAATTCAAACTTTGCTTCAGTTATCTTATCTTTCATAACTTCTTTAAATATCTTCTTAAATTCATTTTGCGTCTTACTAGATACATCAATTAATTCATAGCTGTCATTATCTAAAGGTAACTTACAATCAAATTTCATCTTATAAGCTTGCTTGTACCTTTCCTCCATATACTGGCAATGCATAGCTAATTCAGCATCGCTTAAAGTTTTCAATGTAGCTTGCGATATATTAAACTGACCTATTCCCATTACACTCACTCCTTGCCTAATATTATTCGTACACGTTCAACGATATCTTTAGTATCCTGTTGATCCGTATCCGCCTCTGTCTGATTCTTCTTCGAATTTTTCCACATTTTCTACCTCCATATAACTCACTGGCGCAACAACTAGCTGCGCTAATCGTTCACCTTTTTGAACTATAATAGGTTTATCGCTTATATTATCTGTAATAATTCCAACTTCTTTATGGTATGTGTGATCTATAGTTCCTAATGCAACACGTAATTTAGTTTTTAATGACTTTCCTGAACGTGGTCTTACTTGTCCTTCGTATCCGTAAGGTAATTTTATAGCTATATCTGTTTTAACTAACTTAGTAGTGTGTGGTGGAATGTTTACTGTTTCCGATACATATAAATCCAATCCACTATCACTAGGGTTTGCTCTTTTTGGTTTAGTTGCGTTGTCGCTTAATAGTTTGATTTGTAGTTTAGTCATTTTGTTTGTCCTCCAATAATCTCTTCTATTTCTTCACACATTAATCTTTCACCAAAATCATATTCGTCAGTGTGTTTCTGTTCTTTTAATCTTTCGGTAGTGAAATTTTTTACTTCATCTAAAGTTTTAGCTTTGCGATAGACTTCTTCAAGTTCTTTAATTCGTTCGTTTAATTCATCCATTGAAGTTTCATTATCTACTGTAAAAACTATTTGCTTATTGCTTTCCTCATACTCATACGCCATCTAATCACGCTCCAATCTATCAATAAAGTTAACCAAATCTATATAACGACTTACACCTGGATTGCATTCTGCTTTTGTCCGTATGTGACTGGTTAGGGTAGAATAATTTGATTGTTCTAATGTTTGTTCATAATTCAAAACGTCCAATCTATGATTTTCAATTTTCAACTCTTCATTCTCCCGTTCCAATCGTTTATTATTCGCACGCAAGACGATTAAATCATCTACACAGTGCTGATACGCTTGTTTGTATTGGTTGAGTTCTGATTTGAATTGTTTACTAGCATTTCTAAAATGTTTGATAGCGCTATCTTTATCGTATATACCATCGACACCAAAATCGTTCACTCTGATAAAATCTTCTAGTTCTTGTTTAGTCGCTTTTCTCACTCGCCATCACTCCTTTAATTGTACATAAGAGATAAACTCTCACCCGTCTGAATGTAGTACGCATGTTGTAAAAAATAAGGTTTGTAGTCGTTATCGCCTAATAAAGTGCTTTTAGCATTGTTTAATTCAAACACGATAAAATCTTTTACATCGTTTTCATCATTTAGAAATGTCTCGCCTTTCAACACCTCATCAATTCTTTTTAAAGAGCCATCATAAAAGTATTTTCTAGTTTTTTTAATGCTGCTTTCAGTTATCCTAACGTCATTGAAAAAGTGTTTCGGTATCACTCGCCATCACTCCTTTATTGATTAGGTAATCCATAACTCATGCACTCATTAAACAGTTCATCTTGTGCTATCCCTTTTTTGAGTTCGTGTATTTTATTACTCACTTCTTCATTACTCATCATCTTTATTTCAGTTTTTGATAACATACCTTCTTCAGATATATCGCTGTCATAATACTGTGCTTGTAATGATTGAACATACTTTACTTGTTTATCTGTAGCCATTTTAATCACTCCTCGTAATTTCGTGTGTTCCATATCTTAACTAACTTATCTACGCTATCTGTTTTAACGTGTAACCATGTAGAAGGTTGTAATTTACATTTAGTGTTAGTACATTCAACTAAAGCTTTGTCGAAACTATAACTTAAATCTGCACGACCTCCACAAAAGGGGCAGGGTTTTAATAATTCCACTCGCCATCACTCCTTACCATTTAATTGTTAATTTATACATCGCGAAATAATCATAAATACTCACTTCAAATCCTAGATCCTCAATAACATCTGCGTACTTACTAGCCGAATGCAAGGAGCAAAACACACGTATATTCAAAGTAGAATACCCTTTCATAGCTCTCTTTCTAATTCGTGGTTCTACCTCTCTTACAAATTTATCCATCAGTTTATCGTGTGTTAGTTCTTCGGTTACCCTTAGTGTTTCACTCACCCTCACCACTCCTTTACATAGTTGTCCACATTACCAATAGTATGATTGCCAGTACGATTACGACTGATATCCAAACTGTTATTTGTTTCATCTACTCCACCATTCCTTTCTCATGTGTCCAGATTAAAGTCATTGTTAAGTCATCATTCATAATATAAAGCCTATCGTTTTCAATATAATCTTTACTATTTTCTTTGATTTCTTTAATACTTACATTTCTTCTTATATGAGATTCTTCATCATTTCTTATTCTATTCGTAGTGTTCTTGAAAACATTTAAGACTTTAGGGATTACCGTATCTTCCGTAATTTCTTTCTCGTCTTCTACTGTGAAAGTGTTTTTATTATTTATAAATTGACCTGTTATAACACCGTAACCATCTGCAGAAAACCGCACATAAGGGCTATATTCGTCATGTTCTTTTGTTAAATATAGTTCGCCTTTTACCAACTCTGGATTATCGAACCTCCACTCAATCAACTGTGGTAAGTTTAGTTGTTTCTTTTGCTTAATCTTTACCATGCTTAATCCCCTCCATTACTTCCCTGTTATGTTTCTTGTCCTCTGGTAACACTGCCATGACAATGCTACGTGGATTAAGAGAGTATAAGAATCCTTTAACTCCCCAATCTCTTAGTAGCTTTGCCATTTCGATAGTGTTTCTACCTTTAGTATCGAGTTTGTATTTAACTTTGATAGTGTCGGATAGGATCATTACTGCAGCTCTCTTTTAAGCTGTCTAGCTATATTAATTAAGTTATCTAATTGTTCTTGTTTAGTTGGTTTATAATCTTTATCCGAAACTAGCAACTCATTAATTTCTACGTTGAAGTAGTCGCATAATTTCTCTAATGTAGAAAATTTGATTCCTTGTGCGTCATTACGCATTAGTGATAGTAATGTAGGTCTAGTAATACCTGTAGCATTAGCAATATCGGTTTGTGTAACCTCGTGGCGTTCTATTAAATCTTTTAATGTACACTTAATCATCTACTTCACATCCCAATTCTCAAATGCACGTTCTATTGACCATTTAGCTTTAGCAACATCTTCTTTGCCATTCTTATGCGGTGCCCTGCTAATATATTTGATAGCATTGCCAATGTGGTAAGCAACGTCAGAATTGTAATGTTTGGTAACCTGGTCGATGAAGTCCACCACTTCTATATCACCAAAGTTATAATGTGAAGGACTGTTGACGTTATCCTTACGCTTACGTTGTTGTAAGTCGTTGGTTTGTTTATTCAATCCCATACGCTCCGTCTTATCTTCTATCTGCTTACTCCACAACTCAAAGTCGTTGAAGTCTGTGATTTCATATCTGTGTTTAGGTAGCGATTCGATAATTGCAGAGTTACCGCAAGGATCAACACTAACCACTTTACCTATCACACGCATGCCACTGCTATATTTACTTGCACCCAAGTCATTCACAACAACGTATTTACCAATTTTTAAATCACTGATGTTCATCTAACGCACCGCCTCTGCTTCTATTTCTTTAATACTCACTTTTTCAACTACAATTTGATTTGGTCCAGCTTCTCTTTTTGTTAATGAGCTTGCCATTCGAGCAAATGTACCTTCTGTAATATTCATCTTCGCTTGTATTTCTTGTCTAGTACCGGCGCAAATCACTTCGTCGCCTTTATAAACAACATACTCATACATGTGTGGTCGTCCACTTGGCATTTTATTCACTCCTAAACTAAATGTTGATTGCCATATTTATCTTTTTTTATTTTTGCTACTAAATTATTTTTAGATAATTCCTGAAACCACTTACTACTACATTTCGCACTTTCAATCATTTGCAGTCGTTCCTGTTCCTTACGTTGCTTTTCTTCTGCCAATGCTTGCTTGCGTTCTTCACGTTCTCTGTCCTCACGCTTTAATCTAGCTAACCCTTGTTGAGCATCATAATCTCTAACGTATTTACGAAAATGTCTTATACCTTTTTCCATATGTTTTTTGATTGTTCCATTGCTTATGCCCAATCTAGTTGCCTCTTTATAATCTTCGACTGGTATTAAGATTGCTTTATCCCAGTTTTGCAGTGCGTAACACACTTCGCCATTCTTATCTTTCGCACGTTTTAATCTCATCTCAATAACCCCTATCTATAATTTTTACGTCGTCAAACTCTAATGGTTTTGCGTCCATGTAATCTTCTTTTAATGTCCACATCTGATCGTGTATCTTATCAGCAGCAGTATTATCGTCGTCGTCGTGATTAACATACACTTGCTTTTCAACATAGACTTTATATCGAATTGTTGCTGTTTCTTCATTCATTTAGATCACTCCAGTACTCTAATTCCATAATCACTTTCGGAGTTTCTGCATACTTTTTAAAACTTCTTATCTCTACTATTTGATTATCGTCTTGCCAAACATGACCGTTTGCAGCATCTAACACTGTTTTAATTAAGTTATCTATATCTGGTTTCGTTCTCTTATACTGTCCTACCATTGCCACGTGTTTCTTCTTACTCCACGACTTGAGCAGTGGAAAGTGAAACTCAATTGTTAATCTAATCGGTTTATCTATCATCATGTAAGGCATCTGTTGCCTTAACATTTTCTTATGTTTTGTATATTTAGCAGGCATATATGTCTGTACAAATTTCCCTGCATTTCTGAATCTTGGTCTAGGTGATGCCATAGGTGCATCCACTTCAAGTTCTATGCGTTCCATTTGTTCACTCCTAGAAGTCAAATATATTCATTTGGCTGCCAAGCTCATGCTCGTAGTACAGATTGTGTACTCCCTTAAAACTCATCAGCTCATCATCAGTCATATTTTGTTCTGTACCTTCAAAGTAAGCACCAGTTAAATTTCCTACGTTATTCACGTTAGGAGCTAATGGAATAACTGAAACTACTTTTTCATTATTCTCTCGGTACAAATAATATTTATTTTTATAACCATCAACTAATCCCATCTATCCGACCACTCCATTTCTTCAAAAATAATGTCCTTCTTTTCTTCATACACATCAAACGGCGTTATGCGTCCACTCACAAGCAATCTTTCAGTTGCCCAACCTAACTCAAGCAAATTGCGTTGGATGAGCGTATCGCCCTTGTATGTCGTTCTGAATAGGTGTCCAAGCAATTGTTGGAACTCTGCTATTTTCATCCGTAAAACCTCTGTGATTTTTTATAAAATTCTAATCCTACCGTTCCTGTTTCACCGTCTTTATTTTTAGCGATGATAAACTCTATGTCAGATTTGCCTGTGTCGTTATCCACTAGATCTTTATCGTAATAATCATCACGATATAATAGGAAAATCATATTGGCGTCTTGTTCAATGCCACCAGCTTCTCTTAAATCGCTCATCATTGGTCGTTTGTCCTGTCTTGATTCAACGCCACGACTTAATTGCGATAGCGCTATGATTACACTGCCTGTTTCTTTAGCGATAATTTTCAAGTCACGTGATATTTTTTCTACTTCTAGTCGTCTATCACGTTGTGGTATATCTGGTTGCATCAATGTTAGGTAATCGATAAATATTACGTGTGGTAAATCTGATTGGGCCATTGCCCTTTCTCTTATATCTTGTGGTGTAATCTGTGCTGTATCTTCAATGCGTAAGTTATTATGCTTTTTGATTTGGTCTATCGCAGTCATGATGTCGCTTGTTTCTTTATCACTTATGCCATCAGCTTGTTTAACTTTGTGTAACGGAATATTCGTTATACTTGATACCAAACGCTCAACAATGTTATTACCACCAGTTTCCAAACTAAAGAATGTAGTGGGATGACCTTTTAACACGATGTTCCACATGATATTTAATGCCAGAGAAGTCTTGCCGGTACTCGGGCGTCCAGCTAACACATTCAGTTGACCAGCCTCAAACCCCATAATTCTGTCATCTACCGAATTAATACCAGTCTTGATAAACTGTTTTGGCTTATCGCTTAGTATGTTGTCCATGACTTCCATCAAGTAATTATCAGTAGGATTATCTTTATCAATTGTCATGTTGTCCAACTCTTGCAACTGTTCTATCAGATACTTAAAATTGGTACGGTTAGGCATTGATTGATATTCAGATGTCTGTTGTGCAGCTTCTCTTATCACATAATTTTCTAGCAAGTTCATTTGGTCCTGCATGAAGAAAACTTTGTCTGTGCCGTCTGAATTGTATATATCACCTAATCGTTTTGTAGATATAAAATTCTTATCCTCACGACTTTTGTAATAAATTTGGTTTACATCAACTTTTCCGTTGTCCATTACATATTGGATAAACCCTTGAATTTTATCGTCTGTGAACATTTGCGGTTTAAGTTTTAATTTTCCTAGCAAGTCTGGATTACGCATAAGATTGGAAACAATGGCTTCTTCGGTGCCTAAAACATTTATGTTAGTCATCTTCACTCATCCATTCTTGTTTCATTTTCTCCCACTGTTGCTTTAACTTTTCGCGATTCTTAGCATACTCAGGATCGTGTTTCATTCTGTACTCGTGAGTTTCTTCTTCTGGTATTACGACGTCATTTGATTGTTTAGGTTTACTGTCCATGATTTCAGATACAGTAGGTTTGAATTTATGTTCGCGTATATATTTTTTTGTCTTATGCAATGATCTATCGTAATCGCCATACTTAGTAAGTTGTTCAACCCATAATCTAGCTTTCAAATCGTCTTTAGGAAAGTTCATAACGAAGGCACTTTCAAGCAAACTCATAATTGTCGCTGCCTCTTTCTTAGTCATAGTCATTGAGTTATGCCTCCTCATTCAAGATTTGACTAAAGTAATTATCGTTGTTACTTTCTTTTGTTGTTTTAGGTATCTCTTGATTAAGGTACTTATCAAATTTGTTACCAAATAAAGTAGTAGGTTGTAGATATCGCTTCATATCTTCTACATTGATCCATTCATTTGTTTTAGTGTCTATGACATTAAAGAAGTCATCTTTGGTATATCCTTCATTTATTCTTGCTTTAATAAGTTTTTGATTAGCATTAGATTTATGACTAAATCTTTTACCAGTTTTACTATTTAAATAATCTATAATTTCTTTGTAAGGAATGAAGTCGACTCTACTATCATTATTAGTTAAATCATTATTAGTTAAGTTATTATTAGTAGTGTCCGATTTCGCGATTACCATTTTCGCGTCTTCCATTTTCGCGTCTTCCATTTTTCGAACCCCATCATTTACTGGGTGTTCGTGTAGTGTGTAATTATATCCATCGAAATCGCCATTGCTTTTACGTCTGCTTTGTCTAGTCATATAACCATTATCAATCAATTCATTAATGGTTGATCGAACGCTAGCCTTGCCATCTTTAGATACTTTCTCTAATTGTGTTTGGTAAATCTGCCAATCATCAGGTTTGGAAAATAGGTAACTCATAATCCCTTTGGCTTTCCACGAAATGTTTTCATCTTCTACATAGTATTTACTAGCTATAAAGTAATTACCTGCAGTTTTATCAATCCTAATGATTCCCATCTGCTTTTTCTCCTTTCAACATCTTATTCAGCTTCTCGTCTACATCAATCCAGCTGTCTGTAAGATGATATTTCTTGTTAAAGCTATCCATTCCTATTTGATGCTGCTCTGTATGATGGTTTCTACACAGCGCTAACACTTTATTTCCATAATGGTCTATCTTATTTCTGTTGCGTCCTCTACCTACTGCTTGATAATGTGCTAAATCGGCATTCTTAGCTCCACAGACAACACATGTTCTGTTTATGGTAGATTTATATATAAAATACTTATCGTTGCTCATAAGGTCGCTAGTGGCTTTGTGGATAGGTATATTATTTGTGAAGATAAAATCAAGTATCAACTCGATTAATTCACTCGCTTGTCGTCTACTGCAGTTGCTTAACGAAATAGGTTCATAACCGTGTAGGAACTCCAGTTGTTTTTGAAACATATACCGTAAGTAGTCCATTGGCTGTCCGTAGTGATTGAATATATCTCTTATCATTGCGAATACTTTTCTACGTTGCTTATCGGTTATTTTGTATGGATCACTTACGATTACGTCGCATTCTACTTCTAGTCCGTTATCTAACAGTAAGAAGTCTTTATTTTCTAAAGTTACACCCTCGATGACAGCAGTTATTGTGCCATCATCTTGTTGGATGTATGATTTGATATTAGCCACTTAAATCAGTCCAATCAGAAAGGAAGTTCAGATTCTGAAATATCTGCACCACCATTAGCAAATGGATTATCTTTAGCTTGTGTTTGCTGTGGTTTACTTTGTTGAGATTTAGGTTCTAAGAATTGAACACTATCCGCGACTACTTCAGTTACAAAAATGCGTTGACCTTCTTTGTTTTCGTAGTTACGTGTTTGAATGCGACCATCAATACCAACTAAGCTACCTTTAGATAAGTAATTATTTACGTTCTCTGCTTGTTTACGGAAAGTTACAACATTGATGAAGTCAGCTTCTTGTTCGCCATTCTTGTTTTTGAACGTTCTATTTACTGCTACTGCGAAATTCGCTACTGCTACTTGGTTTTCTGTAAAGTTTGGGTCCTTAGTTAATCTGCCTACTAAAGTTACTCTGTTTATCATTATTCATCATCCTTATCTAATTGTTTTAATCCTGCATCTAGTTTTGCGTGTGCTTGCGCTATTTCTTTTTGCGATACTTTGTTCGTGTCCGATATGCCTAACCATCGCATTGTTTTGTCTAATGTTGCGTCACGGCCTTTTTCTTGCGAGATACTAACAAATTGATTAATCTTATCTTCTAATTCTGTTCTGTCGTTATCGCTGGCATCTGGAGCCTCCTCACCGTGATATAAATAAAGGCCTATTCCATGTAATGCCGCAGCTTTTACAAAGGCACGTTTGTATGTCTTATTGATTTGAAACATGTCTGCTTGCTTATATGGAACCGACTTGTTTTTAAAGTCCAAAACTGGCAATGTTTCGGTTTTGGTTAATCCTTTTAATGTTATTGATACGGTTACGCTATATCCCTCTGGACTTGCCAAGTACGGCACGAAATACTGTTCGTTAGCTACGTCGGGATGTGGATATTCATGTATCTTCATTTCGTAATTCGGGTCAATCTTCATCAATTCTTGGTGCGCATATGACCAAGCTAGGTAAGATAAACCTTGTTTCTTCTCAACATGATCATTTACATTTAAAGCATTCAATTTATTAAACAGCGTTTGTTCAGTCATTCATTTCAACCCTCTCACTTCTTTGTATTCTTATATGAGTTGATTCATATATAATTTTGTCGTGTATTGACCAATCAATTTCTAATACTTCAAAATCTTCTTCAAAGAACTTACGTGCAGTTTCTTCATCGTCTGTGTATTCGACTTTAGGCGCTCGTTCTGTTGGACGATTATTCACATAATGATCTACGTGTTTATGAATAATTCTGCAATATTCTTTCTTAGACATAGATTTTTCTTTTGCCATTTGACGAAACACCTCTATTCCGTGTATATTTAAGTTGTATATTTTGTAAATCGTTTGACTGTTAGCAATTGCCGTTGCTTTCAGTCTTTTTTATTGCGTCAAGAAACTTATCCCAGAACCAATACAGTCCGAATCCTGCCATTACCGATAACAACATACCAATGAAGAAATCGTTTGTTGCTATGCCTATTGCTATTGTTGAAAATGGCATTGATAGAAATGTTAATAGCGTTCTCATGTAATCACCTCCTTATAAATTCGTTTCTTTAATCATTATGTTTTGTTCTATATACTCAATCCCTCGTCTGACTTTGATATATCGTTTGTTACCTTTACCAAAACGGTACATACACGCTTCTTGAAATCCTTTGTCAGGGTATACTTTAGTTTCTAAATCATCCCTAGAAATTCCGCTTGCTTTTACAAAGTCCTTTGCATCTGCAAATCCGATAAATTCCATTTGATCAACTCCTTTACTACTCTGTTAAAAATTTGTTGATAAAGTATTGTTGTCCTTTGCCAGTAATTTTTGTTGTACGTGTGATTTGGCTTGAACCGTCTGGATTGTTAATTGTTCGCTTCTTAATATCCATAATTTCTAAGTCTGCACTCCGTTGTGTAGGTAAATTGTAGTTTTCGCCTTTTTGTTTAATGAGATAACCATTATCTCTCAACCATTCGAACAATCTGTTTTGACCAATATCCACTCCGTTTTGTTTTAGAAGTTTTGCTAACTCTCCAATTAATATTGAACTTTGGCTACCTATCACTGAATCCGCAAACAATACTTTCGGTTTGTTTTCTTCAACTTGTGCTTCTAGTCTTTCAACTTTCTTTGTTTGAATTTGCAATGCACGTTCAACAATCATTTCTGGACTATTCCACGCTTCTTCAATTCGAATGAAGTGTTGTCTTACTGACCGTCCAATATCATTACGTTGTATCATTGCAATTTCTTTAGCAGTATCTATTGTGAGTGCATGATCTATATAAGTAGTTAGATTGCCTTGAGCTGTTACTCTTTTTTGAGTAATAGCTACAAAGTCAACATCTTCTTGGTAACCATAACTTTGCATTCGTTCGAACCAATCGTTATAACGAGTTTTAATTTCTAGCGCTTCGTGTAATTCACGGCCACTGATTGCAATTTCTCCATCTTCTTTTTCCTGGATGTTAAACATTTGTGAAATATTTGGTTTATTTTGCGTGTCTTGCATTAAATCCACTCCTTTTATTACTTAAAGTTATATTGGTATTAAAAATTTTTAGCTTTGATGTAATCCACTTCGGTTTTATACAACTTAGCGAGCGCATATAGTTCTAAACCTCTTAATTCTGCGCCTTCTTTTTCCCATCTTACAATTGTTGCTTTATTCAAACCAAGTTTATCTGCTACATCTTGCTGCGTCATACCAGCATTTACACGCCATACTTTAATTGAAAACTGTTCTGGCATTTCGTTTCACCTCTCTTTCACATTTCACATTATTACATAACTTAAAGTTATACGCAAGCACAAATTATAACTTTTTATAATTTTAGGTAATTAAAAGTTATAAATACTATTGTAATATTTAGTTATATATGGTAAATTAATATTACATTAAGTAATATTAAAGGGGGTAGAACAATGGAAAACAAAAGTGCTAGAACGATATTGTCAGAGAACTTACAAACATTGATGAAAAACAACAATATAGATCAAATGGAGTTAGCAGAGGCAATTGGTGTTTCACAACCCACTATCTCTAATTGGATTAAAGAAACTAAATATCCTAGAATATCTAAAATAGAAGATATGGCTAATTACTTTAATGTTCCGAAATCTAAAATTACTGAAAATCAAGAAGTTAATTTAAGTAAAACTTCTTTTGAAACAATCGCAGCACATCTTGAAGATGATTTAACAGAAGAAGAATGGCAAGAAGTAATTGAGTATGCCGAATTCATTAAATCTAAGCGTAAAAAGTAAGGGGATGTTTCTTTGAGTAGATATGAAAATATATTAATAGCAAACGACAACTTGGATATTACGGAAACTACCTTGCCTTCTAAATTAAGTGGCGTTACCTTTGATGATATGATACTGATTAGAAATAACATGGATCGTGTACATAAGTTAGAAACACTAGCCGAAGAAATTGCACACCTACATATAACTTATGGCGATATTAGAGACCAATCTAAGACGATTAATAGAAAGTATGAGTTAAAGGCTAGGCGTTATGCTTATGAGCGTCTAATCACACTACAAGGTATTGTGGACGCTTTCCATTCTGGTGCAAGTAATTTATATGAACTTGCCCTATTCTTTGAAGTGTCTAAAAGTTATGTATTAGATGCTATCGAGCATTACAAAATGAAATACGGATTAGATGTCTACCACGATGGATATGTAATCAAGTTCGAACCGTTACAAGTATTTGAACACCATAAATGGGAATAGCAACGTTTGTTGTTTAATATAAAATTTATTATTAAGGAGAATGTGAAATGAAAAAGGTAGTATTTTTATTATTAGCAAGTTTTCTGGTATTAGCTGCATGTGGTCAAGAAGAAAAAAGTAAAACAGAAGATAAGCAAGAAACGAAGTCATCTAGCAAAGATAAAAAGAAAGAAGATAAGAAGTCAGATGATGATAAAAAAGACAATAAGAAATCAGATGAAGAAAAATCTAAAACAGATGATAAAAGTTCTGAACAAGTAGCAGATAATGAAAATGTAAATACAGAAGAACAAACTACTGCACAAGGAAATGTACAGTCACAAGAACAACAAACTCAACAAATAGAACAACCAGTGCAGCAAGAACAAACTCAATACCAAGAACCACAATCACAAGAAGAAGTTGTAGATAATCCTGCAAGACAACAAGTAATAGATGAAGGCATTGATATGGATAATCCAACAGACGCAGAAATTGAAAGAATGAGAGAATTGAGTAAAGATTCACCACACGGATTACAAAATTCACCGTCTTAATTTTACGGGTAGCTCGCCTACCCTTATTATTTTTTTATCTTTTTTAGGAGGAATGAGAAAAAATGGCAACATTTACAGTAACAAAACGTAAAAATAAAACGTCTACTACATGGCAATACGATGTGAAAGACCCAAGTTTTAGTTCTGGTAAAAAGCGTAAGTCTGGATTTAAAACAAAAGCAGAAGCTACATTAGCAGCTCAACAATTAATCAGAGATTTGGAAGATGGAAATAAAATAGAGGATAATAAAAAGTTTGAAGATTACTATAATGATTGGTTAGAGATTAAAAACAAAAAAGACTTGTCCCCTCGTCAATATTATTGGTATGAACGATCACTTAAATTATTCAAAGAATATTTCGGAGAACATATGTTACTTAAAAATATAAAACGTAGTGATTATCAGAAATTCTTAAATAATTATGGAAAAGGTCATGCAGATGAAACAGTAAGGAAAGTGAACGGTTGTATTGGACCTTGTTTACGAGAAGCAGTATACGACGGATATATTAAAAAAGACCCTACTTTCAATGTAACTGTAAAAGGAACTGTGGAAGCTAAAGAGGAGCATTTTAAATATATGAGCATTAAAAATTATTTAGATATGCTTGAATTTTTTAAAAGTAAAAACGACCAAAGCTATATATTCTTATACTTATTAGCAATTACAGGTGCAAGATATAGCGATGCTATTAACATGACTTACGATGACCTAAACAAAGAAAATGGTATTATACATTTACCTGGTACAAAAACGAAGAATTCAAAAAGAGACGTTGAAGTAAATCAGAAAGATATAATGTTAATCAAATCTAAGTTGTCTAACTTACCTCGTAGGATTGATGGAAAGTTATTTACTTTGAGTCATACTGCAGTAAATAAATCTTTTAAGCACGCAAAAAAAGTTGTTGAATTAGATGATGACAATGTAACACCCTACTCGCTAAGACACACTCACACATCTTATTTACTTTCTAAGGGCTTACCTATTGAATATATTAGTAAACGTTTAGGACATGCCAGCATATCGATAACTTTAGACACATACTCTCATTTGTTAGAAGAACATAAAAAAGAGCAAGGTCAACGTGTCAGAGAATTATTTTCTTGACACATATTTGACACTTACTCTAGTTAAACCTTGTCATATCAAGGGTTATATACGGAGAGTGAGGGCATTTGTATACTTTCGGATATAATCGAAAACCGCATAACTAAAGGATTTTAGAGTATATACTTTAGAACGGAATAGAACGAAACAGAAACATTTTGACACGTATTTGACACGTGACCCACCCACCTATTCATATAAATGAGTGGGGGGTTGTTTGTTAATATAATTTTTCATATAATTAATATCAACACAAGAAGAATTCGTTTACACACTTTTCAAAAAAAATCGGAGGTACATAAATTTGAATAATTTAGGAACTTTATATTTTTTCTCAGGAAAAATGGGAGCAGGAAAATCAACTAGATCTAAAGAGATAGCACAAACTGAAAATGCAGTTTTATTGTCTGAAGATGAATGGTTAGAAAAATTATATCCAAATCAAATAAATGATTTTGATGATTACTTAAGTTACTCAAAGTTAATAAAACCATTATTGAAAGAGCACATCCAGCGAATTTTAAAAGTCGGTAGTAATGTAGTATTAGATTTTCCAGGTAACACTAAAACTCAAAGAAAATGGCTATTAAGTGTAGCTTCAGAAATTAATGCAAATCATCAATTAATTTTTCTCAATATAAGTGATGATAAATGTTTGAAACAAATTAATATAAGACGTAGTGAAGAACCAGAAAGAGAACAATTCGATACTAAAGAAACTTTCGAATATGTTTCTAGTTTCTTCGAACCCCCTGAATTTTCAGAAGGTTTAAATATTATAGAAATCAAATAGTTAACCCCATCTTTTCATTTAGGTGGGCTTATTTTATCTCCACAATATCTTTTAAATTCAATACACTCATTCCAGTATCTTCATACATATGTAGTGTTTTTGTATGAACATCTACTTTATGAATATAACCTACTTTAGTTTTAATATATCCATTTTCGAAGTAACGCAATTCAATAGATGGGTCGTTATACATTTTGAAAATTAATGTGTTATTAAGCTCATTCAATTGATCGTCGTCTAATATAGGTTTATCTATCTTATTTTGGTCTTGTATGTATTGTTCTAGTTGCTCGTATTGTTCGGGAAGTGTCTTGAAGGCTTGCCACTTAACGATGCCTCTACCTTCTGGTATACGTGGATTAAGATATTCTCTAGGTATTTCTCGGTAATCACTTGTATATTTATATTCATCTGGTACATCTGGATTGATTGGTTTCATATAATCACCTCAAGAATATAATAGAACACTTGTTCGCATATGTAAATAAAAAAATAACCACCCAGTGACATGTGTAGGTGGTGAATATAAAAAATTTGAGAAAGGAATTATACATGTAAATAAATTATAACATAAAAAAATAGGGCAAGCACCACTATGTGCCTACCCTAGTATGATTACGTGGCATCTACATTATACCACACTTTATGAAATTGTTCCCCATAATGGCCCCACAACATGATTGGGAGGTGCAGCACCATTCCATGTGCGAATTGGCAAATAGTAAAGAGTTCCTTTCCATTCATATTCAAGCCAAACATGGTTATCTTGAAGTAAAACGCTTGTATAATCGCACCAGCCACCAGGTTGAAAATCATAAGCGTATGGGCAGCTTCTAAATGGTCCGACTGTTCTAACCATAATTGGTTGGCTACCGTTAGTGAAACGTGCCTTCTCACTCATATACCAAGTGCCATAACTGTTACGTTTCCATGCACCAGCTACAGTTGACTTAGTATTGCTTGCAGAACTTGTTTTATTAGATACAGTAGCTGTCGGTACCTTGCCTGCTTGGTAAGCTCTAATTTGCTTAATGAAGTAGTCTTTAAGTTTGAGTTTAATTGCTTGCGAAGGTACACCTTGTGTCACTGGATCGAAACCGGTATGCAGTTTCATTGATCTGTGTGGACAGCTAGTCTGTGAAAATTCCATATGCAGTCTACAGGTATTACGATTAGCTTTTAATCCCCATTTGTTTAATAATCTCGCAGCTTCTTGGAATGCTGCTTGTTCGTTAGCTAAGAATACTTTATCACTTGCACCAATAGATTGTAGTATCTCAATACCATAGTAATTTTTATTACCGTTTTGATTAGCTGTGTGCCAACCTATTCTACTTTCTGGTAATGCTTGATAAACTGTATTACCACTGATATAAGAATGAGCTATACCAGCCTCTAAACGTGATAACGGCGCATTTACTAAACCACGATGATATGCTTCTGCAGTAGCGCCTACACTTCCTGCGTCATTGTGTAAGACAATTCCCTTCGGCTTATATCCACGATTAGGTAAACGATAACCTTTCACTTCATCACGTATATAGCTTAATTTCTTCATTTTCTTTTTGGCTGTTGTTTTCTTCTTAGTAGCAGCTTTATTAGCAGATTGTGCAGAAACCTTTTTTGCACTCTCTGATTTGTAGTGTGGTCTGATAAACCACATAGGATTGTCGTAACTTTTAGTTCTTTTAGTAGCTACTTCAGTCTTGTTTTTGCCACCTCCAACCCAATTCTGCTCGATTACAACAAAGCTGTTTAATGTGGCAGAAATAACAACTGCTACATGTCCGTATCCTCCACCATATTTTCTGTTCCAAACGACAACGTCACCTGGTTTAGGTAGAAATGATGGTGTGTTCTGATAAACTTTAGCTTCGTTAGTGAAATTGTTTTCAAAAGGAATATCTGCTGCGCCTTCTCCTTTTAAACCGTGGCCAAATAATTTATACCAATAATAATTGACACTGTCAAAGCACTGGTAGCCGTAAACTTTATCAAAATCCCAACCTTTACCTTCTTGTGATTTAACATAAGCAACCGCTTCTTTCTGTGTTAATTTAGCGACCATTTTCTTCACTCTCCTTTAATACTTCATCATCGTGGTAACGACTAGCGCCACGTTTCAATTCTTCATCATACTCATAATCTGCAACGTCAAATTCTACTTCGTCAGTATCATCAGTAAATGGTTCAGATGTGTCAAACTCTGTAGGTGTTAATTCTTTTCGTTCTGGTGTAACTTTTTCATCACTAACCACTTTCTGATACTCAACTGGATCAATGTTTTCATCGCGCGGTTTTGAATAAACTTGTGCAATACCACTGTCTTTCATCCCTTTAGTAGTAGGATCGTTTATTACTCCGAATGTGACTAATACAGCTAATAATCCGTTAATACCATCGCTAAATTGTTCCAGTTGTTCTGTATAGTTTAATCCTAATGCTTGCGTTATATTGTTAATAAAAAGGATTATCGCCGAAACGATAGCCACCCAAAATGATTTCTTTTTGAAACGTATTTTCCAGTTAATATTCTTCATCTAAAAACCTCCATATATAATAAAAGCCGACGCGTTGCGCCGACTTTACTTAAATAATACAGGTGCTAACCCAATTGCAGCAGTAAGTAGACTAAACACACCACCAACTATCGCAGTCGCTATACCTAAATTAAACGTTTGTTTTTTAGTTAATATTTGATTGAAGCCTTTTAATTGTTCATCATGCCCTTTAACTTCATACTTTAAATCATTCACTTCTGATACAAAACCTGTCATTTTATCACTTATTTTTTCTAAATGACTTTCTTGTTTCTTCTGTGATTCATAGGTTTGTTCTTGTATTAACGTTTGCTTATCCACTTTACTGTTCAAATTATTAATTGCCTCTGTTTGTTTTCTGTCATTCTCGTTGATACGCTCATAAATTTTACCGTTATTACGCTCCCACTCATGACGTAATACATATTTTTCATCGTTTTCGGACAATGCCAACCACTCCAAATACAAAAATAATAAAATTTAGCGCTGCTAATGTTGCAAATTGCAGTGGAGTAAGCCAATTAATAGCGTGGAATATACTTGCTGATGTCATTAAGAAGTAAAACAAACCATTACCTGCGCCGCCAATCATAATTAAGTAGTTAAATGTATTATTAATTCGATGTTTAGGTAAGAAAAAAGGTGCAATAATTAGCATTAAGCTAAAAACCATGCCGAATATTCCCCATATCCATATAGGCATGATGTTGTGAAGCGCTATATAGAATTGTGAATCTCCTAAAACAGATTCTTGTTCTTTAACCCAAAAGAAACCTCTTTCTAACATCAACAGTCCTATACCCATATACAGAATAACTTTATGAATATAATCAGAGTAATTTTTTTTCATAAAATCACTCCTATTCTACTGTACCTGCATCTGTATCTGATTCAATATAAGTAATGTCAACAACTTGTTTCGCTACTTTAACTACATATAATCTAGCAACGATACCAAACTCATAATTCATCTGATTTAATTCGCTTAATCTTGAAGCTAACTTCTGTGCTTTTGTTAAATCATCAATCTTATATGCTTGAGATGGTATAGGAGTAGAAGAAAATTGACCTCTATAATCTAAATTTAAAACTGTTTCTTCTCCTTCTGGTGATATCTGTACCAAAATATAATTTTCTTTTCTATTTACTACTTCGTTTGCCATAATAAATTCCTCCTATTTTTTGTATAAAAATAGTGCCAAAGATTACTCTTCTTCGGCACTTTCTGAATTTTGTTCTTGTATGATTGCTTTTAACATTGCGTTTTCTTGTGTTTTTGCTGCTAATTCATCTGTTAAATATTCAATCACATATTGTGGATTGGGTTGAATACTTTGGTTATTTTGTTCCATTTAATTTTCCTCCTTTGCAATAATTTTTTCTAATTCGGAAATTCTACTATCTTGTTGCCTCAATTGTGCTTGTAAGTCATCGACAATGTGAGCCAATTCTTGAACACCTTTCAGCGTCCATGAACTCATTTCATAATTATCTACGCCATCTTTATGTACCCATTCTATAGGTGTTTCACGCTCTAAAACTACACCATGATGGTTACGAACATAATTACTATCACGTTCTTCATCACGTTTAAATGAGTACAATTGCAAATCGTTTTTCAGAACTTCTAATACATTGTAATCCCATTTCTGAATGTCATATTTGTATTTTTCAGATGACGTTGCAAACCAGTTTTTAAAACGAATATCTTGATATTTAGGACTGCCACCGTTATACCAATCGTTCGCTGTGATACGTAATTCATTATAACCAACACCGAAATAAACATCTGACTTACTATGATTGGCAAATGCGTAGCTGTGATAAGTGTTTAAACGCAATGCCTCTATATCTCTATAATTAGGGTTGCCACCGTTATACCCTTTAGTGTCGGTAACTCTTAATGAACCATTACTTTGTACACTTGCATATAAATTGGTATTTTTAGTAGTCCAATCGCCATATAGTCGGTTAGCGTAAAAACTTCCACTACCAATATTCCCTTGGTTATCAGTAGCGTACGCCATTGGCTCGTAATCGCCAGACGTTTCACCGCGTATTCCTTTTTTCTTAAATCTTAAACCTGACCCAGCTAAACCATTTGAGTCACTAACTTCGCCAAATAAAAGAGCGCCGTCAGTATCGCCAGCATTATCATTGTCTTTAACATAAAAATTAAACTCATTTACTCCTGGTCTAGTATTAAAGTAAGGTCTAATATAAACACCATATGCGTAACTTTCTATATTAGCTGTTAAATTTGAACGAATAATAGCACGACTTTGTTCAGATAACATAGCAACTGCACCATATGTTGAGTGCATTGTAATACCTCTAGACGTATCATTAAAACGTTTTGAGTGGAACTCTAATGTACCTGATGTATCATCTGAAAAGCCGTCCATCATTGTCGATAAGCCACGTTCTGTTAAATACAAACGATAACCTGTTGTTTGGTTTCGTACCATTATGCGCCCATTGCTGATACCCAACTCAAGATTTGCTGTGTCTTTTGTACCAGCCCATGACCGCTCGAATTTACCATAAGACAAAATATTATCATTTTTGATATTAATATAGTTTGTAGCATCACCACCACGAATACCAATTTTATTGACATTGATATCTAAACCTTCGGGCGATAAATTTAATCTGTTAATAACTTCATCTTTTCCAACTTTATTATTAACATTTCCAGCTAACACTTGAAATTCTTTATTAACTGCAATATCTACTTTATCGCCACGTATTTTGACGCCATTAGGACCAACTGTAGATGATTGAATAACGCCGTTTTCATCGTAAGAAAGTGTTATACCTGTCGTCGTATTGACAGTTAAATCAGATACTACTTTAGATAATGTTTTACGACTTGCGTTAAATTCTTCTTTTGTTGCTCTGGCGTTTATTTCAGTACCATTTTGTTCTATAGATGTTTGCATTGTTGTAAGACGTTGTTCTGTTTCTTCGGGTGCTTGTTCATAATCGCCTATCTTATTACCTTCAACTAATATTGTATTCTTAAAATTAGTATCTAAAGTGTGAGGAGATTGCCCTGCAACATCTTTGTATAGCAATAACTCTGTACTTTCTGCTTTAGCAACGAATGAAACTTTAATACGATTATTTTCAATTGGAACGTCTATTATTCCGTTATCTGGGTCATACGCTCGAACAGATATACTTCCACTTTGTTCGGGCGATGTGTAATATACCTCACTTGTGACTGTATATGTTTTTCCAATTTCTAATGGTTTCACTAAATTAAAACGCATAAACGCATGGGTCATTGAAGTAGATGTTGATTGTGATTGTTCTAATGTATCGAGTGCTAAATTACGTGTACCAATTTTCATATCGTTATATTCTTTTAGTGTAACTCTATCACTTATCTCGTTTGACATTTGAACACGTTCAGTATCAGCGCTATTTAAACGACTAACGATATTGTTTTGGTCTGTTGTGTAATCAGATTTAGAAACTTTACTTGCTATTTGTTCGGGCAATACATCAAGCGTCGCCTTTTGTTCGTTCACTTGATTTTGAATAGGTGTAAGTTTGTCATTTAGCGTTTGTTCGACTTCTGTTTTTGTTGCTGTTAACTTCAAGCCGTCTTGTAACACTTTAATATTACTTTCAGTTGTCGTTATACGTGTTGTAATTGGCTTGAGTTTGTTCGCTGCGTCAGTAATAGCTGCATTTTTAGCCTCTGTTGCTTTTGTTTCTGCGTACGTTTTAGCTGTGTTCATCTTGTCGGTAGCGTCTTGTATTGCGCGCTGTTCTTCCGCGTCTACAACGCCATCTGCGTATGCTTGTGCCTCCACTTGTTGTAATTCGTCTTGTGCGTCTGCATATTTTTTAGCTGCTTGTTCTGCCTCTTTTGATAAACGGTCACTTTCACTAATCGCTGCATTTTGGGCATCAGTTGCTTTTTGTTCAGCATAAGTTTTTGCCTCGTTCATCTTTTTGGTTGCGTCATCAATTGCACGTTGTTCAACTTCATCGACGATACCGTCAGCGTATGCTTGTGTTTCAATTGCTTTCAAGTTGTCTTGTGCGTCTGCATATTTTTTAGCTGCTTGTTCTGCCTCTTGTTTAGAATTTAAAATTCTATCTTCAATATCTTCCGGCGCCGGCGTCCAATCAGTAGCAACATTGCCATATTCCAATTTAACCTTAATTATATAGCCATTATTCGTAAAATTTTTATGCGTCATGTATGCGCCACCGAAGAATAACCTTATGTCCTTACCTATTCTATCTTCACTTACTTCGAATGTATGTGTAATTCGTGGTTTATCATTCGCTAAGATATCTATACTTCCACCGTAATATACTCCAAATTCACTTGGAATATTCTCTGTAAAATGCGGCTCGAAACCTAATGAATAAGTACCGGCTTTTTCAACATTAGAAAGTATAATGTAATCGGTAATTTTTTCACTATTTCTGATTAAGTTTCTTCCACCAACTTCAATGCCATCTATCTTACGTTCTACGCTACTAATACTCGCGCTTATTTCGTTTTTAGTAGTATTTATCTTACTGTCTATTTCCTTACCTAAAACACTGTTTAAATTGCTTATTTGACCGTCTGTGTACGCCTGCAATGATGTTCTTAAATCTTCAAGCTGTTGTTGGTTTGGAATATCAGAAGTCAATTGCATTGTATCTTCGTTCCATACACCATTAGGCAATGAAGAGGCTACATTTTGCATAGCCTCGTTAAATTTCTCGTCAGTGTATTGTGATTGAAGTAATTTAAAACGTTTATCTATCGCGCGTTTTGCGTTCTCAATTGCTTTATATAGCGTTTGCATACGTTCGCGATATTTTAAGAATAGCGCTTGTGTATCAACCAACTTGCCTATCGTTGCTGTTTCAGGTTTCATGCTATCAAGATTAGTTTTAATGTTGTCGAATACTGTTGTTGTGTTGTTATAAGCGTTATTCACTGATGCTTTTAACCCGTCATCAACTAAGTATTCGCTTGTAACTACTTCATACACGTTAGATTGCAATTTAGCGTGTTGTATTGAAAGATTAGTGAACGTATTAGTTAATTCACTGAACAATGCTTTCTCTCTCGTGATACCTCCGATTTTCTCAACATCATCTACCGTTTCATTTAACCATTCACCATTCCAGTAACGGCGCAGTACAGCAACATTAGGATTACTTGTATCATACCAAAGCATATCGTTAACTGGATTATCTGGTGGCGCGTCTTGTTTAAAGATTTTACGTTCATAATATTCTAATTGACCAGATACAACATCATTCACAATAGTATTGATATTCGTTACGTTATCATTCAACTTTTTGCTTATATTGGCAAGTTTTTTATTGAATATATCTCTTAAGTTGTTTTCTTCATATTCAACTACGTTGCCGAATTTATAGTTACTTTCATCAGTGAGTAAGTTGTAATCAACGCCAATGACTTCTGCTTCTATATAAAGCGGTGGTCTGAAATCTCTATCTTTAATACGTACTGTGTCGTGCAGAGATACAACCATTTCTGGATAGTGTTTGTGTATATCTGTAGAAGTTATTTCATAACTGATTGCCGATTTATTACGTTTGTTGAGTTCGGTTTTAGCAAGTGTGGTTAAGCGTGCATCGGTCATATTACTATCGTCTGATTCTGGTTCATACACACTCCATAAATAACGCCCAGGCAATCCAAACTGTGCCTGAGCGTCATCATCTGTAACTATTTTTTCTAATCGTTGTCCAGTGTCGTTTTCAGGACCAATCGCATATAATGCAGTCCGTACTTCTGACATATCAACGGTACGTGTCATACCTGTTAGGTCTTTACCTTTAGTAATTTCTTTACCTTTAAATAAGTTGGTTGGTTTCTTAAGTGATACATATCTATGCTCTACTGTATGAGAACCAAGTTCTATATAGTATTCTGCCACCATACCGTATGTTGTGCATAACATGTTGATAACTTCATATGGTGTTGAATAAGATGTCCATGATGTTGTTCTCATACCACCATGTTCAGTGTCATCTGACATTTCCCAACCAGTATTACGTAGTGTCTCATTCAAGGCTTGAGACGTACTATACGAACTATATTTCCCAGGTTTAATTGGACGTGATTTGTCGATATCTTCTAAATATGATGCATTACTTTCTACATCAGTTGTACCATCAAAGTTATCTACCACATGAGAAATAATGAACTCACGATAAACACCATTATTATCTTGTGCAATAATACGATTACGTTCACGCAAATGTTCAGCACGATCATTTAACATTGTGAAATCGAATGTTTCTGATTTTTCTTCGGCGTTGTTACTCATCACTGCATTTAATAATGCGCCGTCATCACGACTAATATAATCAATGATTTTGTCATTGAAATCTAAAATATGAATGCCTGTATGTTTCAATTCGTCACCTCCTTATAAATATCTATCTTGCCAATAAACGGTAGTATCAAAAGTTTTTTCTGGATAGATGATACATTCGTTATAACCACTATTGATATTAAAGAAATCACTACCAAACGTTTTTAAATCAAGTGACGGATCTTCATTAATCGTCACAGTTTTATCTTGTGTATTAATGTTAATCACATCACCTTTTTTGATTATCATGTCACGTGCTTTAGGTGGTTTAGGTAACTTCTCATGAGTGTAACTACCTAAAACATACGTAGGCATGTGATTATAATTACCATTCTTTGCGATATAAACACTTACTGCTGCGATAGGTCGTTGGTAAAACTTCCCACTATCTTCCCATTGTTTTTTGTTTACATCGACTGGAATCACACGTTTAGGATAATCGAGTTCTTTATATTTCCATGTTTTGATTTTAAAGGTTGTACCTACACGTTCTAAACGCATATATATAACAATATCTTCCCATTTATAAAACATAGGCAAATTTTTATATTCATAGATTTTCTTTTGTTGGCCTAACTGGTCAAATAATGTAATTACAATACTACCAATCGCTTGGCTTGCTCTAGCATTTCGGTAACCGATACTTGCAATTAAGCGATTATCTATATCGTATAAGTATTGAGCACAATGTGTAGAACCTTTATTCTTTTGATTCACATGAATTTTACAAGTGGATGCAAAGTCTTGTGCTGATTTACCGAAACTGTGTTTATACTCTGCACCATTCCAACCTGATGTAGCTGTAATGCTATCTAACTTTAATTTGAATGATTCGTTTGATGAACTCATTTCAAAACTACCGCCATTAGTACCGCCTGTGTAATTATCATTGATAGTGGTTCCTGATTGTTTTCCCCAACCTGTAAAAGAACGCATTTCATTATTCCAAAGAATTGGAGAGTAATCTTTAACTGGTTTATCCAAGTCATCGTCGCCAATCATGAAATAATCTTCATCGTTCTTAGTAATCATATAATAACTTGCATTTTGTAATGCAGTTGCTTGCACAATTACTGGACTATCTGCAGTTCCTGTACTAACCACACTGACTTGGTCTGAAATAGCAGTGTTTTTGGTGCCTTCAACGGCGTATTTGTAAGGGTCTGCTAAAACAACGTTTATTTTAAAAGACCAAAAACCGATACGGTCTTTGTCTAATTCGATGGGTCCTTCTATATATGCATTCCAATACCAATCTTGAGACGTGAACTGTAACTTAACTGGTTCATCATAATTGAAAAATCGTACGACTTCATTTAATACATCGTCTAACTTTTTCATGCCTCCATGCGATAAATAATCATTACGTATGATAAGAGGTAATTCAAAACGATATTCTTTTAAATTTCTACTTTTTACAATGCTTCCTGGTCTCCCAGCTATTTCTTCACTTTCAATAGCAAAATTAAAAGAGGGTATTTCAAACCCTCTTTCAACAATCAACCATGGAAGTGTTTTATCATTTACTTTTATTGTATCAAGCATTATCTAACCTCCCACTGGTTTAAATTTTGCTTTTCTTGATTTCTTTCTTTCGTATTTATCAATACCTTTAAAAATTTGTTGTTCGTTTGCAAACTGATCAATGACAGGTTCAAAATCTTTGTCTGCAATGTCTTGATTGCTACGTGCAAGTTGCATCAATAGTGAAATCTGTTGTTGTTGTCCCTCAATCATTTTGAGTAATAATTCAGTATCGTTGTTATTAGTTTGTACACTTTTACTACTGAATGCACTAGGACGTTTATTACCTTTTGATTTAGAACCTTGAATGTCTTTAGCAGCAAGTGCTAGTAATTTCATAGCGTCTGTTCGTCGATTAGGGTCTGTTGGGATTACCCATTCTGGATAACCACCTTCAGCTAAGTTGTATAGGCCGGAAGAATTGATTAGTCCACCTGTAGCATATCCATGACCTTTACCGACAACACTTAACATGCCACCCTTGCCATATCTAGCTTTAGCGTATCTCATACCAGCAATTAGGTTATCCAATCCATTCCATATGTTTCCGTGACCTTTAGCTTTATAAGCGTTGAACGTACCAGGTTTAACTTGGACTAAACCTTTGGCACGACCATCAGCTAATCCATCAGTACCACCTAAAGCTTTAGGATTGCCACCCGATTCTGTTTGGATTTGTTTTTGCCATGCTTTAACATATGCGCCAGATGTTGGTAAACCAGCTATTTTAAGCGCTTTTTTAATATCGCCATTCCATTTACCTGATTTACCACCGCCACCGTCATTAGCTTTTAACCATTTTAACGGGTCGATAGCTTTACCATTTTTTCTTACTTCAAAGTGTAAGTGTGGTCCTGATGACATACCAGTGTTACCAGAAACACCTAGATAATCACCTGGTTTAACTTTTTTACTGCCATTAAATGCAAATTTACTCATGTGACCATAAATATAATCCATATTACCTTTTTTAATCCACATATGTTTACCAAAACCACCAGCAGTAGTTTTGGCTGTCGCTGTACCAGAAGCTACAGAATACAGCTTGTCGTATACATAGTTAAGGTCAACCCCCATGTGTGGATAAGGGAATGGATATCCTGGCGCTCTACCATGTGGACTGAACGGGAAGTTAATCCCTTTTGAAAGGTCGATATAACCACCATCGCCGCCACCTTGTTCTTCCATCCACGATGTAAAAGTATCGATAGCAGACTTTTTAAGTTTGCTAAACATACCTTTCATCATATCAAAAGGTAAGCTAGCTGCCTTAGAAATACCAAAGCTGTCTAAATTAACTCCGAAACCTTCTAGGACTTTATCGAGTAACTTGCCTGGTTTTTCTATCCAGTCCATTACATCTCCAACTTTGTCACCCAGCCATTTTTTACCTTTTGCAGCAGTTTCCAGTGTTTTATTTACAACTGCTTTACCGCCTTCGATTACTTTACCTGAGACTACTTTAGTACCTTCTTTAGTTTTATCCCAAGCGTCGCCAAATACATTATCGCCTTTTTTCTTTTTCTTAGGTTTTTTGTTAGATAATGTACCACTCGCAAATCTAGGCAACGTACCCTTAGCAAACGCTGGATTACTACTCAACATAGAGTGAGTTTGTGCGCCATTCATAACAGATGATCCTTTAGGTAGGAACGCTGTTGTATCTCTATTAGGTGTGAGTGCCATTTTACCGTTAGGATAGCGAATAGCTTCGTGTCTGAAACCACCAGGACCATTACCTCGTCCTTTATCTCCAACAGTTGCGAATGTATCACGGTTTATTTTACCGTTTGTTACAACGTTTTGAGTATGAGTTGATTCAGTACCAGTGTGTAGTTTAATCGATGGTAATTTATCCATGCCTAATTTTTTACCTACCCAGTTAACACCACTGATTAATTTGTTTAATCCGCTTTTAACTCCACTGACCATACCATTGATATGACCTTTGATTCTACCAATCAACGTTTTTAATCCACTAGCCATATTTCTAAATGTATTTCTAACACTGCTCCATAAACTTTTTGCAAGACCAGTAACAGAATTTTTTATACCTTTCCATTTAGAAATAGTATCACTTTTCACTCTACTGAATGTGCTACTTGTACCACTTTTCAAACGGTTCCATGTATTTTTTACGCCACTCCAAAGATTTTTAGCGTAATTCACCACAGAATTTTTGATATTTTTCCAAGTTTTAGTAAGCCAACCGCGTAGTTTACCAAAGATCGATTTAGTGATATTCCAAGTTGCTGTAAAGTTACGTTTGACACCGTTATATAAACTTTTAGCAAAACTAATCACTTTGTTTTTAATATAATTCCAAACTTTAACTGAAAAGTTTTTAATATTATTAAATACACGTTTTACAAAGTTCCATGTACCTGTAAACGCACGTTTTACACCATTATAAAGACCTTTAGCTAAAGAAATAACCTTATTCTTAATATAAGTCCATACTTTGACTGTAAAGTTTCGAATACCAGTAAATATCTTTTTAACTATACCCGATAAACTTATGAAAGCACTTTTTACTCCTGCGCCTAATGCTTTTGCCAATGCAACGACTTTATTCTTAATGTAATTCCACGCTGCTATAATCCAACTTCTTAAAGCACCAATGATTTTACGAACACCATTTGAAAGTGCTCGAATTGCTCCAATCACACTGTTTTTTATAGCATTCCATATTCGAATTGAGACACTTTTAATGACATTCCAAGCGCTTATAACAAATGCCTTTAAACCGCCAATAATGGCTTTTGCTCCTGCAATGAAAGCTCGAATAATAGCTAATACACTGTTCTTAATAGAGTTCCATATTGCTATTGAAACAGTTTTAATTGCATTCCATACCGCAGTAATTACGGCTTTCCACATTGCAAAGGACGCTTTCATCATAGTGAACCAAACTTTAATAATCGCCATTACACCATTTTTAATAGCATTCCAAATCGCAATTGATACATACTTAATACCATTCCACACTGCAGTGATGAATTTCTTCCACATACCGAAGTAAATTTTAACGGCAGTAAGCCAACCTTTAATTATTAACATAACCGCAGTCTTGATGCCAGTCCATGCGAGAATTGCGCCCATTTTGATGGCATTCCATACTGCAGTGATAATTAGTTTTAATGATTGGATTGGATGTAGTACGGCCATCTTAATAGCATTCCATGCTAATGTGGCTGATGTTTTCATTAATCCCCATATAATCATTGATGCCGTTTTAATTCCATTCCAAATACCGATGATGTAAGGTTTAAGGAATCCAAACACAGATATAGCAGTGTTTTTTATGGCATTCCAAGCAGAGATAACGAAATTACGAAAAGTTTCGTTGTTTTTCCATAGATATATAATACCTGCGACTAAAGCAGTTATAGCAGTTATAACTAAACCAATCGGACCAGTCATAAATTTAATTGCTAAGCCTAAACCTCTTGTTGCAACTGCTGCTATTTTAGTAGCTATAGAATATTTACCAGTCATTATAGTTGCTAATGAGGTGTTTTTAGCATTTAATAATTGGGCTAAAGCTAACGCACGAGTTACGCCTGTCCAAATTGCCATCGATGTTTTAGTTATATTAACTATGGTGTTATATGCGCGGGTTACTAATGAAGCACCACCAACTACAGTTCTGTATACTCCCCACATAGGAAGAATAGCTGCTAATGCACCACCGACAGCAGTTAAAACGCCTGTCATTAGACCCATAGTGTTGTTAGCATTTGCCCCTTTAGCTATGAATCCAGTTATAGCTGTTGTGATACTAAGCATTACGGACCCAACCGGTGCCATACCTCTAACAAGACCAACAAAGATGTTCCCAATATTTTTGAGTAGTTGCCAAACTTTAGGACCATTTGTATTAAGATAAGCTATAAAGTTTTTAAAACCTTCAGTTCCTTGTAAATTGGCAGCCCAATCTTTGAATGTTTTAGTTACGCCTTGCATTCCTACTAGCACATCGTGTGAATGGCCACTAAATGCTTGGAATAAACTAATAATACCACTAAATACATTACCGAATATTTGACCTACTATAGGTAAATTGGTTTTCGTATACTGTATAAATTGAGCTATCCCTTTATCGGTACTTGCACTGTTTGCCCACGTGTTGAATTTGTTTGCTAAGCTTTCTATACCTTTTCCAGTCCATGTAAATAAAGGACCAAATTGAGTAAACATGTGGGTGATACCGTCGCCAACTTTCATCGCAGCATTTAATAAGTTTTGGAATATAGGAGGGCCAATATTATTGATAAGTTTGAACGCATTATTAGCATTTTGAGATGATTTAACCCAATTACTCATTTCTTTAGATGCTTGGGCTATTTTATTTGTAGTTATAGTTATAAAAGGTGTTAACCTAGACAATGCTGTTCTTGCAATATTAATACCATTAGACATCGTATTAAATATCGCCGCTTGATTAGCCTGCACAAGACCTTTCCATTGGTTTTGTAAACCACTTAAAGCAGTTTGGTATCTACGAACTTGACTCGTTACTCGTAGTTGACCATCTTCTAACATTTGCAACGCTGTAGTAGCTTGTCCTGTAAAAGCCATAATACCGCCTAAAGCTACACCATAAGCGCCACCTAGACCAATCGCACCACCTGCAGCTGCTGTAGCGGCTCCACCAATACCAGCGATAGCACTAACTGCACTTCCTGCAACTGGAATAACTGTAGAAATATTAGAAACCAAACCGCCCATTGTAATGCCACTAACGACATACCCAACGTTACGGAAACTGTTTCCAATTTTATTTATTTTAGCGTTTACTTCATCCCAACGTTGACCCATTGCAGAAATTGCAGGACCCACACCGAAAAACTTAGTTTGTTCTCTATGAAGTTCTCGCATTTCATCCGTTGTTTCATCTATACGATTTTGTAAAATATTGTAAGCAAGTGCATTATCGTAGACTTCTTTTTCTGCTTTGTCGAGTTTACTAGGTAATTGTGCTACTTCTCTGTTTAAAGATGCGTAAGATTTTTCAGCATTGTTAGCTTCTTTTTTAGCTTCAGTCATTGCTGTTTTAGCACTAACCATTGCATCTTTATTTGCATCACTGAATTTTTGTAATTCATTTTTAGCATTTGCTGTTGCTATTTTGGATTCGTTCAAATCTTGTTTAGCACTGTCAACTGCATTAGATAAGCTATTATATTGAACTTTAGCTTTTGCAAGTTGGTTTCCCAAAGAAGTTATTTCTTGTTTTGATGCATTACCTGATTCACTTAATTGATTGAATTCATCTTGTAGTTCATCCACAGAAGTTTTAGCGTTTTTCATTTTTGCACTTAATGCTGTAACTGTATTTTGCATTTGTTTTTGCGCATTTTGTGCAGATTTAACGCTAGATTGATGTTCTTTCAATTCGTTATTCATCTTTTCATAAGTAGTGTTTAAAGATTCATAACGTTTTTTTGCATTTTGAGCGTTTATTGCAGATTCTTTTAATTTCCCTGACATCTTATCTTGCGCATTGCGTAACTGATCTAATTTCTTCTGTGATTGTTCACTAGCTCTACCTTGTTGAGTAAGTTTTTTGTTAAGTCCTTCAATTTCAGTTTCATATTTTTCTACTGATTTTTCGGCTTTATCGAAACTCGAAAGGTTCTTTTTCATTTCTGCATCAGTAGTTTGTAACTTACGCTTTAAATTGGCCATACCGCGATCAATATCTGATGTATCTAGGCCTAGATCAATCGTAAAACCTTTAATTTCATCTGCCATTCAATTCACTCTCCTTTCTTTAGAAATAAAAAAAGAGAGCCTAGCTTGAAGCTCTAGGGTCTTTACCTGTTATAGCTCCAATTAGGCTCTCGTTCTTACCAACTTTCTTCGTTTTAGATTTCTTCTTATCATTCATAATGCGAAGTAACTGATAAATATCTGTGTTGTCAATCTCAGGCATTTTCCAACCATTTTCCATCAACTCTTTATAAAGCGTATCAAGATATTCTGATTGTTTTTCATAAGTGAAATCTTCAGGTTTTAAACGAGAGTCATCTATTTCGTTGTCTTTCCCTCATCACCTAAGATACCGCCTAATTGTTCCATTGCAACCGTGATAACTTCACGTGCATCAATCCCATCTTCAAACTCTTCTGCAGTGAATTGACCATCATATAAATCATTTGCGATAAAGTTATATAATTTGTCTAGTAAGTTATCGTCAAATTCGCCACCGTCTTGTTCTAGTTTTTGGAATTCTTTACCTAAATTGAAACCTTTACGTGCAACACTACCTTTAATAAAAGAAGGTGCATGATATTTTTTTAATTCTCCATTTTCATCGTATAATTCAATAAATTTTTTAACTGCCATAATTTATATTCTCCTTTTCATCGGGTTTTCTGTTAGACCGAATAATTAGTTTTTATTTTTGTATACAAAAATAGACGACCGAAGTCGTCTATAAATCAATTATGCTGTTGGTTCAGTTGCTTCTGAATCTGTAGTAGGTTCACTTGCAGTACCATCAGAAGATGTTGATGTACTTAAAGGTTCAGCTGTTGTTTGAACGGTATCAAACGTTTTGCCGAAGACTGAATTGAAAATCGTGTCACGACCTTCAGTTTTACCTTGGTTATCGTAAGCCATAACCACTGCTAACTCTTCATCGAATCCATCAACTTTACGTTCCATGAATTGACCTTCAATTTCATCTGAACCGAATTCAACACCATCTTCTTTAGTTTGTCCTTCTTTGTTTGGTCGAGTGAATACACCTTTTGATAATCCAAACCACTCTTGAGAGCCATCTTCCATTGTACGTGGGATAGCTACGGCTGTATAAGTAATACCAGTTGATTTACCAAAGCCATAAACTGATTTATTTGTTTCGTGTTCAATTAATCCTAATAAGTCTTTTTGAACATCAATTGGTAACTTATGGAAAGTTAAAGATAATTGTGTTTCACCTGCTGATTTTGCAATCTCAGCAACCTTGTTAGAACCATGAGCTTTTTCTAATTCTTCACCAAATTCAATAGAAAGTTCTTGAACATAATCAACTTCTTTAATACCTGATGTTTTAACTGTTCCATCACTTTCTTCTTGTAATACTGCATAGTACATTTTTCCTAAACCTGTAGCGGCATTATATCTACCCATTTATTTTTCCTCCTTATATTTAGGCATAAAAAATAGCCCTCCGTTATTTACGAAAGGCTTGCCTATTCAGTTAATTCTTTATCAATGTGACGTAATTCATCCACAGTATATGGATTACCTCGATAACGCCTAGCATCAAGATATATTTTAATTTCGTGGTCGTACTGATCGATGCCGTCTTGTTGACGGAAACCAATCTGCCACAAAGTATTGCGTATTTCTTCTTGTAGTAATTTAACAACATCGTAATTAGGTCCACGTACATCTATTTGATATAAATATTCAGTCGATAAATTCGTATCACTCGCATAAGTTGATGGTTGTGGTGCTATTAATGGACTAATGAGTATATAAGGTCCAGGAGTATCGGCAGTTTCATCATAATGATACGCTCGAATTCGACCTGTACAATGTTGAGCAATTGTTGCGTTTTTTAATAAATGTTTTTGTAAAGTTTTCAACATATCAAACATTTACAGTTCACCTTCTAACGTTTCTTTTATAATTGATCTATATGGCATTTCAGTAGTAAACATTGTTCTAGCAATCGCACCTTTACCTCGTGGATTAGGGTTTTTAACCGAACCCCATTCGTTTATGTGAATGATGGCATAACGGTTTCGAGGGCCTACCCAATGTATTTTGACCATACGTGTATTGCCGTGAATAAAATATGGGTCCGTAACGGTTATTTCACCTATACTTGCACCTGTATCTCTAAAGACTTCAAAATTACTTTTCAATACAGATGTAAAATACTTAGCGCCATTATTTAAAGCCTTGTCTTGAGCTTTAAGCATCTTAGCTTCCCCATACTTCTCGCCGATTTTACGTAACATTTGGTGCGTACCTTCTATTTCGACACTCATTTTGAGTATTCTCCAATGATTTTAATATTCATGTGGTAATCTGTATCATCATCAATTTGTACAATGTTAAAATGTTTACCTTTATATCTAGGCAAGTCAATTTCAAAGTACATATCGTCAATGATTTCCTTACCCATTGGATACCACGTCACCATCGTTACGCTTGCTTTATTATCTGTCATGTCCAAGTCTTTTTGAGAAGGAGGATAAACATTCGCAAAACATTTATAATAAACTTCGCTCACAGATTCACCTGGCAAGAAGTCATCACTTGGTTTTGCGATATAAAAAATAACCGGTGTGCGCATTTCGCCACCAGTTACTACTTGTCTACGTTGTTGTGCCATCTTCTGGCACCTCCATATTGACTATTTGAAATTGGACAATGCTCGATAAAAAGTTATCGTGAAATTCTTCTAATTTATCATTGAATACATATCTTGTACGTTCATAGACTAATTCACGACCAAGCGAAATATCTTTCATTGAAAAATTACCGCATTTCCGTTTTATATCTTCATACGACATTTCTAAATCACGTTTTATG